TGCCAATCGGACTCATAAAGGCTTTGGTCAGGTGACAGACACGTTGGAATCATACTTCGATTAAAACATAATTAAAGAATCAACCTATCGGAAAGATTTATTTACACAAAAGAATTGACAGTGTCGTCTTTCATATCGTTGCCTTTCTGCTATTAGCCAAGAAAATCATCATCGCCGTTGTTGTCGGAGAAGTCGGAGAAATCATCAGCAGCACTGCTATGACCGCCGAGAGGCTCTCCGTCCCTGATCTTCTGAATGTTACCAAGGCCGCAGGCCACGCCCTTGTTTCCATTGGAGTTGAAAGCGTAGAAAGTGACGGATACCCTCGCATAGCAGCCGCTGTAAACTTCGCTGCGATCTAGAATCGGCTGAACATGAGCGTCAACGATCTGGGGCGGAGTGGTGCTGTTGGCATTGACGAAGAAGCTGTCCTTGTAGGCCTCGTCATCACGCTCAATATCACCGTCGCGGAGAGGGAGCTTGATGGCTGCCTTGTTCGGCTTCTTGCCGCCGAACTTGCTGATGCCGTCCTCGATAGCGGCATCGACCGCCTTGTTGATAGCGTCAATGGTCTTCTTGTCGGACTTCGGGATGATCAGCGAAACGCTGTACTTTTCCTTGCCGCCGTTGATGGACTTCGGTTCCCATACATTTGCATAAGAGAGTCTTACGATACCGGTTACGACTTTTGTAGAATGATTGTTAATAGGCATAATTAAATTTCCTCCTTGAATTCGTTATGAACATCATCTGCCATTATTTCCGGTCGCCCGTCCGATCTCGGTACGAGCATCGGTTTGCCCGGCGGCTTCATCACAAGTCCGCCAAGGACTTCATGGAACGTTTTCTTACCCATCAGGCGTTCCATTTCCGTGATGGGGATGAGGCTTCTCCTGTAAATGTCGGTATAGCCGGCATTCTTCGCGGCCTCTGATACAGCCTGCTCATCTGTGTACTTTCTCTTTGAGCGCCCCTCGACAAGTTTGTAGGTTTTCCACTTCTTCCCATGTTCGGCAGCTTCATCTGTGGCATACTGCATCAGATCTTCAGCCCATTTCATCAGTGGATCGAGATCGGGAAGGATCTCATCAATCTCTTCATCCGAGAGGAGGGGTGGCTTCTGGAATTCGTACTTTGCGAGAGCGAGCTGCTTTTCGGCTCTTGCACGGCACTTGACTGCTGCTTTGCAAAAGCGGCACCAGTCGCCGGAGCAGTAATCGCCGAGTCCTTCATTGGCCAGAGCAACTTTAGGTTTTAAGACTTCATCTGCCCATTCCCTGAGGTGTGATACCGTGGTGTTCCAGGTCGAAATATTGTCCCGTCTCGGCTGGAAGATGGTCAGCGATACTTCCTCGAAGTTGTACAGATCTCCGAAGAGATCCAGTGCGCCGAGTGCATAGAGCATCATCTGCGGGTTTTCTTCTGACCCCACGAGCACTCCCTGACCGTACTTCAGATCAATGACATGCATCCTGTTATCGGAAACAATGATGCAGTCGCTGGTCCCGAAGCCATGCGGAATGTAAGCTGAAAGGTCAAGTTCGATCTCCGTGTAAGCCTGAGCATCACTGCAGGTCTGTCTTTCCTTGCCAAGCTGCTCCATGACAAAGTCGCGGTAATCGTCAGTGCATTCCTCCATCTCGTCTGTGTTGTAATCAGACACCGGACGTTTGCTGCGACGCTTGAGAGCTCGCTTTACTTTGTGGTCAGCAAGGGCATGGGCGGCAGTTCCTTCCGCTGAAGCAGGAGAGCTGGTATCACTGAAGGACTTCTCGAGCAGTGCAGAAGGCGTGCAGTGAAGCCACCTGTGCGCACTGGAAGGAGAGAGCATTGCGTGATTAGTCGGCATTCCCGATCACCTCAGCTTTCTTCAGCATTTCCCTGTAGTGTGAGGGATCGACCGCGCTGAGCTTCTCTGCACCGAATGAGTGGATGAGATCGCGGACCTGGCTTCCATAGCCTTCGCTGCTCTTTGCAGAGAGAACCGTGCGAACTTCCTCGAGTGTCACCGGCTTTTCATCCGGTACGTTTTCTGCAGACGGGGCCGTTTCCGCTTTAGGATCGGCGGGGCTTTCTACACCTGCACCTGTGAGCTTTTCAATGTGGTCGGCTGTTCTGCGGAAATCTTCTGCGATTGCCTTAAGCAGTTCTTCCTGAGTCATTTGTTTCGCCTCCTTTCATTTCATGGATTTCTACTGACTGGACGCTCTGACCAGGAGAGAGGATTAGTACTTCCGTGTTTTCCCCGAAGAGAGCTGTGAGGAGTTTCATCGGAAGGTGGCGGACACCGCTGCTTACTACCTTTGTCCTGCGTCCGGAGCTGTCCGTGACGTTGATGCGGATTCTGTGTCTGAGTTTCATGTCATCACCTCGATTCTTTGTTGTTCTCCCTTCATGTCTTCCGTCCTCGAAAGGAGGGGAGAAACGCACCCCTGAATGAGAAAAAATAAAAAAAGCCTGCGGGCATTCGAAGAGGATACCTTCAGGCAAGGAACAGATATTTATTGAACGGTATAGACAGAGTGGTATAGAATCAGATTAGAGAACAACAAATCAGAAGTTGGAGGATACACGCATGAAAATTGTAATCATTAATGGAAGTGCCAGAAAAGGAAACACGCTGACAGCAATCAATGCATTTATAAAAGGAGCATCAGAAAAGAATGAAATTGAAATCATTGAACCTGACAAACTCAACATTGCACCATGCAAGGGATGTGGTGTCTGTCAATGCTCTAAGGGATGCGTCGATAAGGATGATACAAATCCTACAATTGATAAAATTGCTGCCGCAGATATGATTCTTTTTGCTACACCAGTTTATTGGTGGGGAATGTCAGCACAATTGAAACTTATCATTGATAAGTGCTACTGCCGTGGATTGCAGTTAAAAAATAAAAAAGTTGGCACGATTGTTGTAGGCGGTTCTCCCGTAGACAGTATCCAGTATGAGCTGATTGATAAGCAGTTTGACTGTATGGCAAAATATCTTTCATGGGATATGCTTTTCAAAAAATCATATTACGCAACAGCCAGAGATGAACTTGAAAAAAACAAGGATTCCATGAACGAACTTGAGGGGATCGGAAAAAATTTATAAAGCACGTTCCAAATTCCAGTTTGTAGAGAAAAAAAATAAGGCCAGAGGATAACACTCATAAGAGTAGTCCTCTGGCCATTTCTTTATTCCACACGAATTTTCCATCCAACCTGGATCAGGTTCACATTTCGGATCAGCGTAGGATTGAGCTTTTGGATTGTGCCGACAGATGTGCCGTACTTCCTTGCAATGGCAGAGAGCGTATCACCGGAACGCACGGTGTAATAGATCACCTGCGGCTGGCTATGGGCCCCCATCAGCTCATTTACTCTGGCCTGAACAGCGTCATAGCTGTATCCAGCGGCAGCAAGACGGTTCTTTCTGTCGTCTCCGTTTCCCCATGAACCGCTCAGAACTTCATGCGCGATTTCATCCACGCTCTTTCTTGCCGGCGCTGGTGCCGGAGTGGGAGCAGGAGCCTGCTGCTTTGCAAACCCGTTGAATCCACCGGTCTTAATAGTGGACGGATAGTCGATGTAGGAAATATCCATATCGACATTTCCGCTGATGCCGTTTACTGAGCCGGTGGAAGAATACTGCCAGATCCCGTAAGCCCCGCAATAGGTACATTTGGAAGCATACTGAGCGACCCAATGCGTGAATGGCGTGAGCTTGGAATCATCCAGTCTCTCACGGAAGCCGGAATCGGTGGAGCTGTAAATTCCTGCAAAATATCCAGCCGCTTCCAGTGCTCGGCAGAATGCAATCGTAGCTTCCGTAGCGCCTGCCTTGGCAGAAGGAACAGTGGCTTCCAGATCAATAAAGACAGGATATTCGAGCTGCTTTCCCTTGAGCTGTGCAAGGAAGCGTTCTGCATCTGCCTTTCCGTCTGCTGCGGAAGTGCAGCCAGGCCCGACAAAATAATACGCTCCGACAGCGACGCCGTTAGTCTTCGCATTTCTGTAGTTTTCTTCCCATCTGGGATCTGTGTAGAATCCGTCATCCGATCCGCCAGACTTGATAATGGCGAACTGAATACCGGCTGCTTTGACTCTTGTCCAGTCAATGGCTCCTTGCCAGTGGCTGACGTCAATACCTCTGAACTCACTCATGTTCTTACCTCCTTAAGATTTGTGACAATAAGAAAGGCTCCCTGGGTTTTGAAGCCCAAAGAGCCGGAAGCGCTCCTTTGACGGAAGGAGCAGCCGAGATATGAGGATCACCTCCTCTCACTGATTCGTTTTGGTCAGCTGCTTGTAGATCTGGTTTACACCGGTTGCTGCAAGACCGGATACGATGCCGACTGCGAGGGCGTTGATGATATCCTTGGCTGGGAAGTCCGGCATGAGATACAGCCCGGCGATTCCGAGCACGGCACCGACGCAACCGCAGATCACCGGGATCAGCTCATCCTTCACGGAGCCAGCCGCTTTGCAGCCGATACCGACGAGATAGGCGATCACCGTGATTGCTGCCACACTAGCGATTCCAAAGTCCATAGCTTCATTCCTCCTTTTCTTTACTGTCTGCCGAGAGGGGCAGTTCCTGACACTTTTTGTACAGGGTTTCTCCGGTTCCGTTGCCGCCAAGTGCCTTGTATGGCTTGTACAGGTACTCTAGGTTGCTCCGGTCATCCGGTGAGCACCATCCCCGGGCAATAAAAAAGCTGCAGGCCTGATAAATCCGGTCGTGCAGCAGTGCCATCATTCCTTCTCTGATCTGTTCGTTTTCCTGTTTTCTTCGCAGAAGTGCTCGCCAAAGCCATGTGATGATGGCGATGACCAGAGCGAACAACTCCTGAATCCAATACTTCAAAATGAAGTCTATCAACGGTATCACCTCCTTCATGACACATGCTTTGCAATGTCATAGACTTCTGTTGCAGCCGTAAACTTGCCGGTCGATTCACCGGTCCGATAAAAAGAGACGCATTCTCCTTCGTTTATGGAGAAGGTCGTGCCAAAGAAAGAAAACTTGCCATCCGAGGTCGATTTCTTCTCCATCCGAATCATGGCATCACCATTTTCAAAAAGATAAAGCTCCCAGATCTGATTCACAGAGGAACTGCCACTGTAGTATTGATATCCTTCCCATCGAATCTTGTAGCAGGTGATGCCGATATCAGTCAGCTTGTAGTTCCCGTGTGAGAGGAGATGCGCCTTGGCGTCTTTTCGGTTTACCTTGACCTCTTCTGAACCGGAACCAGTGACTCCGATCCACGAGTTCGTGCTGACGTAGAACGTGGTGTAAGTCTTACCAGCCAGCGGCCACGAGAAGTTTTCGTTCCCGACGGTATAGGTCTGATCATCTACATCACTCTTCAAGATGTAGGAAAGGCCATCTACATCAGCGAGGGCATCGGTTAAGCTGATGCTTTTCAGAACCTCGTCAGCCCCGGAGTGATGCTTTGAAATATCGTATTTTTCAGTTACGATATCAAACTTCGTTCCATAGTAATCTTTCCGGTAAAACGAGACATATCCACCAGCGCCGGGATTCGTGAAGCTATTCCCGTTGATCTGGTATGATCCGCTGCCGTTTGTGCCGAGTGATGTAATCCGGATATAAAAATCGCCGTTGCCAAGGAAATACAGGTCCCACATTCCACGGTTGGATTCGTTCTGGCTATAGGGCATGTAGCCGTCCCATGTGATTCTCGTGGATGAAATGGCATCATCTACAGGGACCTCCTGAAGGCTGATTGTTTTGTAGCCGTTATCTCTCTGGTTGATACCGAGCGTACAGCCGCCGGCATTAAATAGGCAGTTACCGGTAACTGAGCAGGAAGTGTACAGCGATCTTGCCTTTGAAAGCGTCGCCTGTAGATTCGGAAACTGAATGATACCGAATTTTGAAGTGGTAATGCTGCAGGTTCCCTCATCGGAATAGGTATTGGTTATGGTATTTCTGCCCAGATCGGTGTTATCAAAAAGATCCAGCGTATTGATGATCGGGAGCTTTCGCCGGATGGAGTTTCCGTTGTGGTTCAGATATCCATCGCTGTTTATGCGGATAGAAAATTCCTCTCCTTTTTTCACCTGGCTGGTATCGATTGTGAGTTTTAACATCAGCCGGTTCACATAGGAAACCGCCGATACCACAGAGCAGTCGATATCTTTCAGCTCAATATCCGGTGACAGGATGGTATCGGAGAGGAGCCAGACAGTGCTGATGTCGTGCGGAAACTCAGAAATCACAGTCTCTTTGGAATCCGTAATGAATACGTAGTTCTTACCACCGGCGCCTTCCGAGCCATCTGTCGGGAGAGTAAGAATAGCAGCCGGCATTTCTGACACCTTATATTTTCTGGTCTCACCGTTCTTTTCCCGGATGGCATCGGCGATGAGCTGTATGTTTTCTTCGGTATATAGCTTCTTCATTAATATTCCCCTATGTCTCCGTCTTCGAGCTTTGCGTTGAGAGCAGCAAGCGCATCGTCGATTTCCTTCTTCGAGTAAGTATCAGCAAGCCTTATCTTCAAAGCATCCAGATCATCCTTGGAATAATAGGGTTCCTCATAAGTGCTTTCTTTTCCAGTGATGGAAAGCCGGATCACGTTGCTGTCCTTGGAGCAGTACTGGCCTTCATCCGGAAATCCGATACAGAAACAGTCATAGGTTCCCGAGACAATCGGAGGATCCACGGCAAATGTCAGATCATAGCTGATATGATCCACGGAGAAAGCGCCGTCCATCATCACAAGACGATAGCAGCGGTATTCCGTCTTTTCCGGAGGCGTGATTGTGAAAGTAATCGTGCCATCACTGTTCTGGACAGCAGAAAGTTTCGGAGCATCGGTCTTTTCATTTTTGGGATTTACAGGTGCGACAATTCTTGAGATGTCACGAAAAGCAATCTTATAAAAGGCAATGGCTCCAACATCCGGAAACGTCTTCACGCCAAGCCTCTCCAGACGGTTTCCTGCAATTCTCTGTCCCGGAGTATTCCACTGCACTTCGTCGTAGTCTGTATAGGACCACGATTTGTTTTCTTCATCGTAGATTCCGATTGCGTGAGTGTTTTTATCCTCTTCGGTCATAGAGGAGGGGAGAACATAGTACTGGACCAGCTCTCCGTCAGTAGCCTCATGAGTGATGGATAGCTGCCGGACAAACTTCGGAGATGGGTTCTTGTCATACGCTGTCAGATTGATCGTCTTATCAAAGGTAAGTGCCATGAACACATCTCCTCCTTTCTGTCAGACTGTAATTTCAAGAGTCGCTGAGTAATCGATGACTGTTTCTCCTGTCTTGAACGGGCGATCCATCGCAACATTCATTGTGATCGCAGCTCCGCTTGCCGGAGCCTCCTTGAAGTGAATGTATCCGTCCTGAACCTTGCCAAGGAAAGGAACCGCTGCCGGATCTGCACTGAAATCCACCGTCGATGTATCTGCTGTGGTTTCCAGTTTCCAGTAACGTCCCGTCGCATCGAAGTCCTTTTCCAGAACCGTGTTTGCGGCCTTTGCTTCTGAGAAAACTTCTGTATAAGTCTCTCCGTCGGTAGAAACACTTAACGTGAAAGTTGCCGCCGTAAAGGAAGCGGGGAGTCTAAACTTATTGAGTTCATAAGAATCACCCAGATCAAAGATCACTGGGTTGCCCTTATAGATCCGGGAGACAAATTCCGAATCCTTGTAATTGGAATACCAGCCATTGGTGTTTCCGAAATCCGTCGGATAGTTGGAAGGCCACTTGTAGAGGGGCCTTGTGAAGAGGCCGACTCCGGACCGGTTTTTCTCCCGGTTGCCGCCGGATGCTTTGGCTCTTGCAAAAGGTGTAAGCTCCTGCAGCATTTCATGGTTGTTGTCATTGATAACCGTGTAATCTACGCCACGAGTTAGAGTATTGCCACCCACGGTAATAGAATCCGTGTCCTTCACAAAATAACTGAACGGGCAGAGAAAATCTTTCGTTGTTCCGTCGCCGGTACCCACCGGATATCCGGTGATCGTATAATTCGGCACAAGCTCGGAATTGGGAAGTTCTGCATAGCAGACGCCACCGATCAAGATGGTATTGAAGTACACCGGATAATCAAGCAGTGTTGCAGGCGCACGGAAGTCAAACTTAGCTGTCCGTTTGCTGTCTGCATAGGAATTGCTGCTCTGCGCTTTTCCGTAGCCGTAGCAGGAGTTCGTGCAATAGTAGTTGCCATAACTCGTGCCGATGTACGAATAGGTGCTTGTCATTTCGCCGTCGCCGATAGCCGCATTGCTGTTCGTGCAGAGCTCCAGAAACAGCGATCCAAGATCGCCCCAGCCTCTTTCTGTTTCCTGTCCCTCGTCATCCTTTGCTTTTTTCATGTAAAGCTGAGTGTGGCGGACAGGCACTGCGATCCAAGGACTGGATGCAGAGAGTGTCATGGTAATTCTGGCAGTTACGATCACGCGGGTGAGATCATCCTTTTCAATCGTGATCGGGTTGCTTTCGGCGTCCTTGATGAGGGCATGGGTGACAACCGTTGAGCTTACCAGAACGCCAAGCTCCGTGATGGTTCCGACATGGTCGGTATCCGGAGGAACTTCGCCGACCAGCGTATGGATGGCAGCCTGTTTCTCTTCATCAAGCGAAACGGTCTTTGTGCAGGTGATATCCCAGAGCTTTGTAAATACGTCAGTATCTGAGCTGGCCGGAGTTCCCGTACCGGAGCCAAGACGGACTCCGGTGAAGTTGAAGCTCACGTTCAGCATGTTCGAGAGAACCACATTTCCGAAGTGGTATTCTTTTTTCTTGCCGCACCGCTCTACGGTAACGGTATATTCGTTTTGAAAACGGATCTTACATTTACTATCCATCTTATCCTCCTTAGATCGGTGCGTCGCTCGTCATGTAAGTCTTGATCTCTGCGGTGACGGATGCTTTAAGCTCTCCCTCATCGGAGACGGTCATTTTTGTTTCCTTTACCTGTCTTGTGATAAAGGAAGAAGTCATGGCCGCGTGAAGGCTTCCTTCATCCGGCTGGATGCTTGCCTGATTCTGAACCTGATGGGTTGTGATAGTAGAAGTTGCGGCGATGTGAATTCCTACCGTTTCTTCGACTTCAATATTCTTAACAGTGATATTTCTCTCAATGGTCCAGCTGAAGCTCTGGTCATAGAGTAAAAGACGGTTTACACCATTTCCGTTCGACAGGTAAAAAGGTGTATCTTCTGCAGAAATATCAACTTGCAATACAGCTTCCTTGGCTCTTGTAGCCGCCACTTCATCTTTCGTGGTAATCACGAGATCCGTACCGTCGAGACTTAAGGTATAGCCATTGCCAGAGAGTTCTTTGCCGTTCAATGTCACTGTGACGGCACTTCTATAGGAAGAATCAAAGGCTTTGATATCATACGGATACCGGATACGGAAAACTTTCTCCGGAGCAACCGGGTCGTCAAAGAGCATGGCCTTGCCCGTAAAATCAATCGTATCGCGATTACGGAACATGCTGATGCCGATCTTATTGTTGTCATTAAAGTCTGCATTCTCCGGATAGACGGACTGGCCGACATAAGTTCGTCCGGTGATCATCCAGTGATTTTCGGAAGCGCTCGTCAGTTCAAAGCTTAGGCGATAGTCATTGAGACGATGCACATTGGCTTCCAGCCATTCCGTTCCTTTCCCGATCTCTATTTCATTGGACCAGATCTTCGTCTTGGTTTCGGTATTCAGCGTGTACTGACGATAAAAGACAGAACCGTCCGTCTTTACATAGAGAAGAACCAGTCCCTGATCCTGTTCCGGATACATTTCCGAACTGTAGCCTTTGCAGGCATGGACGGATTTCACACCTTCTGCGGCGACAAATCTTGTCGTTTCATCGTCACCTTTCTGGGCATAAAGGGTTCTTGTCGTTTTATCCGTAATCCAGAAGATCCACGGCTGATCATCTGTTTCAATCGTGAACTTCTCGGCTCCGGTCCGAAGAACCCAGGATCCATCAAACTCAATGGCAGCATTCAGTGCTTCTCCGGGTGTATAGACACCTTCCCATTTAATGACACTTTTTGAAGAGGACTTGTATTCCCGGCGGCTGATGAGAAGTTTCCCGTTCTCGATTCCGGCACACCAGATCTGATCTGGGCCGTCTGATTCGGATAGCTGCCGCATGGAAATATCACGAATGTCCATGCCGATTTCATCGACAGCCTCTGCGAAGTTTCCAGCGTTAATGGTAAAAAAGATACCTCTTGGCTGAACTTCAATCGTGCCGATTGTGCACTGAACAGTGATAAGCGCCTCATGATTTCCGGCCACTCGATGAAGGTAGGAGTGAGGGATTCCGATGGTGCCATCACCGGCAGGAAGGTCATAAATCAGAGGAGAATAGAGCTCTTCAACAGTCGTATCGTAGACTCGGACGATCATCGTTGTGGACTGATCCGTCCGGTAATGCATGAGAAAATGTCCCTCGACGTCTGCTTCCTTGGAGATGTAGTAGGAAATGCATCCGGCGATTCGTTCAGACTGGCCAAAGCATAATGTTCCGGTATTGTAATCGTAGAGCAGGCTGTTGATGGAACTCGTGATCGAATTTACTTCATCAACAAGGCCAGAGATGTCCTTATCGCTCTTACTGTTTCTGGTAATGAGAGCCGGATTCTTCCCGACGCCAGACATTTCATATTTCTGGTTGTAGGAGAACACGAACTTCGTCATACAGAAGAGCCTGTTATCATCTGCATGTCCACCTGTGAATCGAAAAACATCCATAAGGTCATAGGCAGGGTTCCCGATCATTTCAGCCTTGAACGGCACATACTGAATACTGCCAAGAGCTGTGAGGATGCTTTTCCGCATCACGTCTACATCACCGTTCTGCAGGAAGGGATTCTCGCCAAGGTTATAGGTCAGGGCATCATCAGTATCTTCTCCGTAGTATTTTGTTTCCTGAGCAGCGATATCCACGCAGGAAAGTCCGGTGTACCTTGTCACATAATCGCCGAAGGTACAGCCGGTAAACCGATGAGCCGCATCAATCGTATCGACCGGAATCTGATTGTAGGGACGAAAGGTGATCTTTCCTTCACGGTCTGCAAAAACGTTACAGGCCACAGCCTGCGCAACCAACGAGAGGAAGGTTCTCCAGCTCTCGATGTTGTTGTCAGCATAGAGACTGAAGGTCATATTCCCGTTTGCAAAGGAAGCAAACTCCTCTGCAGAAGTGCCAAGTTCCAGATCGCAGGAGCGGCAGGCGATAGAGGCGAGCCGGTAGGCGGTCCCCGTCAGCGTCGATGCGGAAAAACTCCGGTCAAGCTTTGACATGTTGTCATAGGCTGTGATTTCAACTCCGCTGTTTCCCCAGTTCGCTTCCGAGATGGTAAACACGCCAAGCGGAATGTCCTCATAGCTTCCATCCGCAAGACGCATTCCGAAGAATGGACGGATACCAGCATCCTTTAAGGCGTAGCGCTCATCCTCCATGCCTAGAAGCGTTATTTTAAGCTCTGCGATATACACCTGACCGATTAGGACCTGCGTCTCATCCGAGCACTGGTTTGTAATGGAAAACGAGCCCGAAAGGATGTGGGAATCATCAAATACCGTGTTTCCGATGGTTCCCCGCATCCGATAACTCTGGACAGGCCGCTGCATGGCTGCTTTATACCACCACCGAGGAAATTGGGGAGGACATGTACCCTCCCGCGAAGAGGACCCTGGACGCCCACCATATTCCCCACCCGAAAAGAAAAGCCTCCCTCATCACCGGGGAAGACTATGAAAGGGCGGACTACATCATCGCCATGGACCAGGAAAACCTCCACGACCTGGCTTACCTCACCCACCAGGATCCG